CACTTGTTCAAGGTTCATGTCTTCCAAGCTCATCCCATACCTCCATAGAAATATTTGGCTTTCGCCATATCCAACGCGTTTCGGGCCTCCACCCGTTCCCTCTCGGCCTCCGCCTCGAAAAATGTCCGCGCTTGTATCGATGTGCTGTCATATGCCGGAAGATCCACCGCAGAAACGTCATACAGACGCTTAATTGCCGTGATCCTCCGAGTGTGTGTGGATTTGTCGTAGTCTTCGCCATCGTCGGATACAACAAAGGCGAATGACATCTTGTCGATGTATCCGCCTCTGATTTCCTCATATAGCTTTCTGCCTTCATCTGTTCCGGACAAGTCTGCCTTGATTTTCAATCCTACTAAGTCAACTTCCAGCATCAGCGTTTTGTTTTTCGTCCTGGCTACCGGTTTGCCTCCGTGATTGAAGTTCAGTACCACGTCTGCCATCAAGGTGTTGTTGAATGCTTGCCTGTCAATGACTTCCTTGTACTGCACTCCTTCGTATTCATACATGACTGCCGGTTGTTCAAATGTGACGGCGTATCCTTCAACACTGGATGCGCCTTCTGAAATTCTGACCTCAAACGGTCGATACATCCGATCCAAACTGATCATCAGGCACCTCCTTTGTTTTGTTTGATGTGTCCGCCGTAACGGTTGTTGGAGCAGTGTCAAGGCGGCGGATTGGTTGATCTCCACCTTCGATTGGTGACAGGTTCATCACTTCTCTCCACTCGTTCGGCGTCATCGCTCCCCTGTCAACCATTTGCACAAGGTTCAGTTTGTTTGTCATGCTGATATACTGCAGCCGGTTTGCCTCAAAAATGATCTCGTTTCCATGTCCCTTTTCCCGGTCTGTAAAAATCTTGTTTGTCAGTTCCAAACCGAGCGCAATCAGGAACGGTTCAAGCCGAGACTCATAAAAGGCTTCCCAAGAATCTCCGGAAGCCTTTGACATGATGACATCTTCGTTCACACCAAAGTAACGGTAGATATTTAACCTCAGTTCCTCGACGCTCTTGTAATTTGCCAGCTGCGGAGTAAGGTTCAACTCCTTGAAATCTTGTGTTGAGTCGAGTGAAGCAATTCCGGATCCGTTTGTCATGGTCATGTAGTCCTCGACAAACCGATCCTTCTGACGTTTCGTGTCTTCTGGTGACAGCATCGCCTTTGTTGACTTCAGTATACCGCGCAAATTAGCGGTTGATTTTATCGCATTTACCATGCCCTGGTTGGTTGTATTCAGCAAGTCAAGTGATGTGATGATTGCGCTGTTATTGTCTCCGAAAATGTCCGATGTATTGTAATCCTTTCTAATAACGGCCAGATCTTCCCATGAATGAGTCATGATGGTTCCGTTTGGAAAATTGAACTTGATATACAACCGTCCTGCGCTGTCAACAGCCTCATATGATGCGGCTGGCATAGGGTACAACCCCACGCATTTTCCGGTATTGTCCCGCATGATATACACAAACGCGACATTGTTGATTTCCAGCAAGGTTCTCACCTTGTAAATGAAATCCTTGCCGTTCATGTACATGTTCGGACGGTACTGAATCATGTGCTGGAGTCTTTTATCACCTTCAATGCGCCCATTCTCTCCGCGCCGGATCACCTTTGCATTTGCTTTGCTTGACTGCTCCGCCAGCGTGCGGATACATGCCCTCACAACGTCATTCGCGTAGATGTCGCGCCCGAAGCTGGTAAACATCGCGGAATACATCCCGATCTCTTTCCATGCAGATGTCACAAATTGCCGAATTCCTCCGAATATCGACTGAATGGCGTTGCGAAATCTCACCCCCATCCCTCCTATCTCACATATCGTTTATATTCTTCTTCGTGGTTCGTCATGCACGTCCATGCATTCAATAGCGAAACAGCACCGTCTATTCGCCTTGTGGCCGATGATTTAACTGGTTGGATACTCTCTATACCATCCTTGTTCATCGTCTTTACTCCGGTGTTTAGAAGGCACCAGCGAAGGATTGCATGGTTCTGGTAGACAACCATGTGATCAGAAAACGCTGCGCCCATTTGCTTCATCGGGTAAGTCCAGGTAAACGGGCCTTGCCGTATTTTCTCCATGTCAAACCCGACTTGCTCCATTTCCTCGCGCCAGTATCCGGACAAGGCTGCATCATATCCAACCCACAGCGGCCTGATATCATATGTCGCAACCATGTCAGCAAACCAGGTTGTCACGGCATGGAAATCAACAGATGCTCCATCACAAATCGTCATCAAACCTTGGTCAGCCCACAGTCTATATGGCGCTTCTTTTCGGTTGCTGGCTTCCACATCGTCCACACGGGCTTTGGGAAGGAAATAATGCTGAAGCACGTAGAAGTTAGCATCATTGGGTTTCTTTATCAGCAAGGATGCACAGGTCAAGTCACGGACGGCTGACAAGTCACATCCGCCCACAGCATATGAATGCTGCAGGTATGACATCGGTACAACCGTTTCGTTGACAATCGATGTGTAGTCAAGCCACGCCTCAGAAGTGTTTTCCGGAATATTAAAGTCCTTTGTCAGCACAGTCGGAAGGAACTTCGGATCACGCTTTGCCTTTTCAACATTCTCCGCCAGGGTAGCAATTGACTTGATTGCGCCCAGACCGGGATTCGCTTTCATCCAGCACTTCGGATCAGTCCATTCATCGCGCCGGTCCAGTTCGTATATGAGTGGAAGCGTCCTCCAATCTTCAAACCCAGAATCCCATAGTGCGACATGTGACGAGTATGCGTATATGTCATCAAAGAACATCTCTCTGACAAACCCATTAGTGCTGATCAACCATGCTATAGGCTGCTCACGTGCCGCCTGAGACTGTTTCATTACGTCATATATCTTTCTGTCACGTGCTTCATGAAACTCGTCCTGGCTGAAGAAATGAGCGTTTAACCCGTCCATTGTTTTGGTATCTGCTGCCAGCGCCTTGATGCTGCTGAATGTTGCCGGGAAGTATATGTCGCTCTGCCGCTTCTTTGTGATTGCTCTCAGTGCTGCGGATTGTGACCGCATGTTGACGGCCTCATTGAAAACAAGTGACGCCTGATCTTTCTTGTTGGCAGTACAGTAAATCTCGGCGCCAGACTCTCCATCAGCAATCATCATGTACTGCTCAATGGCGGCTGTCTCGGTGGACTTCCCGCACTTCCGGCCTCGTATATCGACAACCTCACGGAACCGGCGCTTTCCTGTTTCCTTCTCGATCCATCCGAATATTAACTGGATTTTTGCTTTCTGGAACAGTTCAAGTTGGACCGGATGCTTTCCCCATTTCCCTTTGGAGTGTTTGCAGTAGCGTTCGATAAACTCTATTGGTCGTTCGCCCACTTTTTCGTCAAACAAAAACGGGAGGTCTGCGTTATCCATCCACGCGACTTCCCGTTCATACACGATTCGTATTTTGTTTGATACTACCTCAGTCCCGTTTCGTATCGCCTCCAGGTACACTCTCGGCCAATTCATTTCACCACACCCAATGCAAATTTCATTAGGTCAGATCCGGCGTCCACTCCCGTTTGTTCCGGCATTGCATCACCAAGCTGCTTCATGATGGACTGATAGTTTTTGTTCATGGTATTGTAGAGTCTAGCAACAGGTCTTTCCCGCTCATACGGTTCCGTCTTCTCCGATTGGCTGAAAAGCTCAACATATCCATTGGCATCCAGATCGGCCTCATAGTCTTCCAGCGTCACCCGCATGTATGCAGCTCTCCGGATGATACCGTCGTACAAACTCATTGCATCTTTCGGCAAATCCTTGTGCATCGTTCTAAGTCTCTTGTCCTCTTTCAATATTCTGTCTGATTTTGTAACAACTCGTTCCAATCTATCAACTCCTTATGGTAGGGGGACCTCGCGCGAGTCAGTGGGTAACAGATGAGAGTGCGCCCGGTCTTCTGACAGCAAATTTTTGATATTTTTCATGGGGGGGATACCGGTACGACCATGCCATTCTCATCGAACGTGTATTCCTCAATGACGTGACCCGTAACCCCATGTGTGATCTTCATGTGACAGTCTCTGCACAGACTGATAAGGTTGCTTGGATTCAATGCGATGGCGTTGTCATGTATGTTGTCTGGTGTTAACTCAGTTACGTGGTGTACTTCCTCGGCCCGTTGGTAACAGTTCCGGCATCCGTAGTGGTCACGCCTGATCACTTGGTCGCGTACACACTTCCAACTCTTGCTGTTATAGAATGACTTTGCCCATGCCTTTGCCATTGTTCACCTATCACAACATCGGGCATGGAAAAGGAGTGACATTGCTGCCACCCCTGTACGCATTAAGCGCCCCACGCATTTACCCGATGCACCACCGGTCATCTCGATGTTATAAGAATATCATGCATGTGTGTATCATTGTGTATCACGTTTCCAATTGCTTTAATGCGTCTGCATGTATCCGATGTATCTGCGCCCACTCATACCCCATTGTCACACATATCTTTTCCCAACTCATCCCATCAACATACCTGTGCCTGATAACCCTCCTACTCCTTGATGGTAGCTGGTTGATTGCTGTTTCTATATCTCCCAATACCTGATATGACTGAGCAACCAGTGTGTTAATGTGGACTGAAGCATCCACCTTCTGTGCTACAACCTCGGCCATGCTGTCGTGTATCTGACTCTGGACATGTGGTTCATCACTCATTCGTGTTGTGCATTTTGTCGCCCTGGCATCTAACTCAGCCAGCATCTCCTCGTGTTCTGCGATCTCTTCCAGAATGTCCCTGTATTCCCGAAGAGTTTCTTTTGTCATTCCTTCCATCCTTTCTTATTCCTTGGGTGCTTTTTATGCGTGCAGCCTTTCCCCTCGACATACCATTTGCAAGGTTCTTCTTCGCTGTCTTCAAACCTGCATGCATCTTTTGGAAACGGCGTTCCCGTTTTACATGTGGAGTTTTTGTTTGGACAGTGTGATACAAAAAAAGCTGTGAGTTTTTCGTGATCGTATTGCGTAAGTGCTTTATACATCTCGATCCTCCGTATCAATTTTGCGAACCACTTTCCCCAAATTGCGCGGTATACTATCCCTCCGCATACAGCTCCATTTTGATGTCTTGCATCAAACACAACCCGTCACAATCGGCCTCATCGTAATGGACTGTCTGTTCAAACACATTCAGCGTGTACGGACTTTCTGCCTGAAGAATCAACATGTCAAGACATGCTTTCAGTAAGATTGTTTTCCTGTCTTCCATACTTCACCCCTCCATGCCCCTCTGGGCCTTGTCTTGCGGTTCAAGTATGAATGCGGCAATGTGTCTTCCAGTCCCTTTGCCTGGTGTTCCATCTTCTGTAGCACACCACTTCACATCACCAAGGTTTCTCACCTTTGCTCCGTTTGCCAGAAGCATCAGAACCCATTTGTCGATTGGGTAAACCATTACAACTCGTTTCCCGCTCTTGTTTTCCGATATGGCTTTTCTGACCCATGCCGTCATGCCTTTCTTTTTGCCCTCATGGAGTACGGATCCGAACGGAGGATTCACATAGTTAGATGCGCCCCACTCACATGAAAGTCCGTCAAACTCGTCAGGTTTTGGGTATGGACACGGATCAAAGTCAAATCCAAACTCTTTTTGAAGTTCAACCATCAAGTCTGTTGGTGTAAGCCAGTAATGTTTTGCATCGGATCCGTTGCCTTGATGGAACTTGTTATTTTGCGGTTGAAGTGTTTTCATTTTTCCTCCATCTACGAAGTAATCGAATCATCTTGGTTCTCAGTCCGGGTCTGCCATCCATTCCGCTTGGCACTCTCCGAGCGTCACGGCTGCGGAAGTGACGGTTTCGCTGGATTCGGCTGTCATGGCCTCGGCCTCTGCAAGCATCTCGGTTATCTTCCTGAGTTCTTCGGAAGTCACCACGTCATCCCATACCTCGATATTGATATCCTCGATAGCCCATGCAGTAAGACGCTTGATA